CAAAACCATGAAAACCAAGACCCTAGAAACAGTTAAATTGTTCATAAATAAGGAAAAGAAAGAAAGCATTCAACATCAAGGACATGATGAGGAGTGTGTATGCTGTCGCTACTGTCGGACAACAAGAGTGGCAACCAAGTTTAGGTTGTACAACAACCGACCCTCGTCCATTTTGAGGTAAGAAACCCCGGAGGAGGTGGCGATCATGCACGGGGTCACCGCGACTCTCATTGCCAACCTGGGAGTGCCGCCGACGTAAGGTGGGGGTTTGATCTGCTTCTGGAGCAGATAAGAGAACTCGACAGGCAAGATCTCTTTGTTGACCCTCCCGCCCACGAACATTGGCCCGGCCGTCATCGTGCAGTTCGTTGGAAACGTAGAAATTTCCTCGTCCGTCGCTGGATACTGTTCCACGGATGGGATCCAGGCGTACCGGGCGACAATCTGCACCAACGGCGCGGCGTCCGCAGGCACCATTTCGACACACAAGTCCTGGAATTCCACTTGACTCACAAAGCGGATCCAGGTCGAGATCAGTTCGTCCGCCAAGGGATTCATGTGCACGTTGAGGTAGGACGTCTTCTCCACGGATGGATTGGACGGCTTGAGGTAGGAGATCACTCCCAACGGGCGGTTGAATCGGCGGACCAGAGGGTTGAACACCTGGCCGAGGATCTGAGAGCTGACGGAATGGGTTCCGACTGCTGAGATCGCTCGGGCCACGTCCTCTTGAGCTGGCGCGGTTCCGGTGACTGGCTGAGGTTGGGACATTTTCGATTGCGGCAGAGAAGGAGTTGAACATGAAAACAAAATAACAAGAACATTTAACAACCCTTTAACATAGGAAATTCGTCAAAACAAAGGAACATCACTGCCACTCCTCACCGGAGCGGGCGATGGTTCCCAGCAGGGCTTGCTGGTAATGGCGCAGTCTTTTGAGCGTTCTGCGACGCTTTTTCCCTATCTCCCGGGACTCGATTTCCTCCTCTGAAATGAGCGGGCCGGACTCCCGCAGAAGCACAAAAACCTCCTGAACGTCCTGGCCCCCGAAAATCCGCTGGGCCCACGAGTACTTTTGGTGATAGTACTCCAACAACCAACCTTGACACTCCAATTCGAGGAATGTGCAATAGTCCACCAAGAGGTCACCCAAGCGATAAGCCGAGTAACATTCGGTGGCATAATTGAGGTCGACGGCTGGACTATCGCCTTTGTCTATATGCCAAAGGGTTTTCAGCATAAGCAGTCGCGGGTTGCGGAAGGACCCATTTGGAGTCAAGTAAAATCCACAAAAGCTAGGGCGCAGAGTATACTGCACCTTCGCGATCAAGAGGAATTGGGACTTGACCCGGATCCAGAGGGCGCTCTCCTTCAGTTTGCGATTGGCGCTCATGTCGTCGCCGCCAATGCACAGAGGCACGCCACGAGGCA